CGCATTAATCATTTAGCACCAGAGACCAAGCGCAAAGACAGGATCCTTGCACCAAGATAAAAGGTGAATGATATATGTATCATCACCACGTATGGCCTCAATTGGTATACCAAATGATTTTGATAGCGTCGCTTTAACTCCGCTAAATTTTGCATTAAGCATGGCATATTGTGTAGCATTTAGTCTATCAATAGAGTCAGCTTCGCGTTTTTCAACTTGAAGACCGAACTTATATTGTAGGGATCTGCTATACACAGCCATGTTTGCAGTGTTTAGAATTTGTTTAAAGTATGTTTCTAATCCATACTTGAGCACTAACTTACGACAATAACTAAAAACTCCGGGCAATAATGGTTCTCGTGCATGAGTAGATGGTCCAACACCATCAGTAGTACGTTTTATTCTAGTACGATGGAACCTATATTTCAAGGCCTCATTATGCACTTCTGTAGTGTAGCCTCCGAAAATACGATGAGTTTTTCTAAATTCAGTAATTACCCTTTTGTCTAACTGCCACTTTCTACACAAGTATGACAACTGAGCTTTTTCTAATATACAGACTATTTCTGGGTTAGCTTGTCTAGAGGTTAACTCATCAGCCCGCGTTAAAATTGAATTAATTATAGCTACTGGATCATTAGGGATAGCCATTTCTGTAGGACCGTGAACAAAAGTTGACACTGCACGTGCCAAATATTGTGTACCCAGCCCATTATTGTGATCAACACGAAGAAATTCTGCTATCCCGCCCAAAAAGCATTTCGAGTTCTGGAATCTGATATTATGCTTTACTGCATTATTTTCCATATTACGTATTTGGTCAATATTAGTTACAGCACCCAATATATCATCACCATTGTGCGTCGTGGCAAAAGTTGTATCACCCATCATGACTTTTGTATATATATAATTAAGCACAGTATTCATGAAAGTGGTTAATCGCCAACCTGATAATAACGTGCCCTCAGTACTATAAACTTTACCATCAAGTTGTTTAATAGTGACATTACCTAGTGATTCATATAACCAGTCAATAGCACCAAGTTGTTCTGGATCAACTTTATCTTTAAATACTACCATGTAAGCATGCAATACACTACGCATAACTTCCGTACTATGTTGTGAATTGAAATCTTCAAAATCAAAACAATAAGGTACTCCATTTTTCAAGACTTCCTTAACTGATCTAGCAACTTTTTTTGATTCAGCTTCCTGTCCTATAGGAAACATCTTACTCAACAATTCTTCACAACCTGCCATACCAAAACTAGATATTATAAAGTTAGTATTGTCAACACCATAAATAGCACGTTGCTTTCCCCACTCATATTTAATAGAAGCTTTGGCGAACATTTCAGGCTTACGTTCAATAAAATGACTATAGCTAACATCTGGCATAGCACAGAATCCATAGAATTTATGCCGCATATCATGCTCTTTATGTGCGAACGCCTTATCTTCCTCATACTGGGAAGAATAAGCGCCTGTTGGTGCCCACTGCCAGCGAGAGTCCCAAAAGTTTTTCCAATTATACATTTTTGGGCGACCGCCTAACTGTCTCAACCTTGCAAATAAGGTACCTGCCTCTTCAAATATACGTTTCGGATCAATTTTAGCTACATTCGGCTTTTGTCTATGCTCCTGCTCCACTGACCAGTCAATTTCACCAACCCCTCTATTAACAAGTACTTCCATTTCGAAAAATGGTGACAGATCAATATTAACATTATTTTGCAATGCTTTCAATCTTAAAGAAAAATGTTTTTTTATATAAGTGGAAAAATGTTCGACAGAGGTATATTTAATATGTAATATGTCAGATTTATTGATTAGGGCTCTCGCTTCTTTAGGTAATAACAGAAACCAAACTAACATGCCAATAAAGAAACTGTCGTGGACTTGGATATCCACTAATTGTTCAAGTAGAGCCATGCCAGGACCAATTATCTTGACAATTGTATCATAGTCCAGACTTGATAACTCTTTAACAGTAATATGCCGCAGATGTTTCGCAGAAACTTTAGTTTTAATTAGTTCTAGCTTGCCAGCAAGCACTGCTCTAACACCTTTGTAATTAGGTCGCACCTTATAATTAAGTGAACGCTTCGACATATAAAAACAATACTCTAACACATTGTTGGTGTGTATTGTACCAAAAGGAAACATATCTGGACCATATTGTATTCTAGAAATACGTAACAAATGAGGCGACGTTAAACCAACGATACTAGTGTGGTTTGATAAGTACAAAGCAGATACATTTAAGTAAGGAAAATAGATACATCGAACTGGCACAGCACAACTACCCAAATTATAATTCACAAC